TGCGATATATCCTGGCACGGTAGTTCCGGGTTTCCATTCAGGCTTAATTCCTGCCCCGTGTAAAACATTCAACCAAGACTGATCTTTATCAGTTAGCATATATTGTTGCGGTACCTTCATGATCGAATAAGTCATTGCATGGACTGGAAGCCCGTCTTTCTCATCCACAACCTTCTTACCATCTGGGAACGCTGTATATTGTGTAGGATCAAGTACTGGCTTACCATCTGGGTCCTTTTGATTCAACATAGCCGTAATCTGATCTCTTGTAACACCAGTTTGAAGTACCTCAGATGGCGCAATTCCAGACTTCCAACTTGAAACCATCTGTTGACCGTTAGCTATAGAATCATCCATAGCCTTATCGCCTAGCGTCCACGTCAGATATTGTTCATGACGCATCTGCGCGTTCGCCATCGCAACCGAAGACATTGCCTTCCAATCCTCACGCGTGTTCTCACGAGCTTCTTGAGCCAATTTATCCTTACGAGCTTGCTCAACTCGTGCTCGTTCTGTAGCTGCTCCCGCAGTACGGGCTGCGCCTGTGAGCCAGCCGCCGCCTTCAGGAACAGTACCTACAGCGCCTGCATCCCCCAAACCCGATAGCCCAATTTGAACGCCTTTTAGAGTCTGTGCCAACTTCCAGCCAAAACTGCCTGGACGTGGACCTGCTGGTGCAGCAACAGGCTTTGGACGTGGAAACGGAGGTATCATATCCGATTGAGGTTGCGTAGTCGCGCCGGGAAGCCCCTGAGCGAGAGTCTGCATTACCGGAGCCGCATCTCGATCTGATCGATATTCTTGGGTTTGCGCAGTCGGGACACTATCCCGATCAGAACGATACTCAAGTGTCTGGGGGTCCGCAGGAGGTTGACCACCCGCTAAAATCTCCATTCCCTGTTTCTGCCCCTGTTGCGGTTCTTGCTGTGGATTCTGTGGCGCCATCGTTATCCCCTTACGTGTTTATACTACTATCAGAATTTATATCAGACTCTTCTGGATTCAAGCCACGGCCTCCGCTTAGGAGACCTAATCCAGCCTTCGCTGCTGTGCCGCCAATACCAGTGACAACACCAGCTACATCAGCCCACGCTTGGTTCTTCTGTTGTTGAATTGTCTTCGCCATACCGAACGAAGCCTCGTTAGCTCCTGAAGCCGCTTCAGCATACGGTAGTGGACTCTGGAGCCCAGCCAATGCCTCATTTCCTGCAATAGACCGAATCAAGTTCTCACGGCCAACCTGAAAATTCTCCAAACGTATATCGCCCAACTGATTCGAAAGGTTAGTTGCGCCCTTAGCCGCGACATCCCCTCTAACCATTTCCTGAACTCCACTTGTGAGCCCGGCTGCGTTGGCTGCTCCTCCGCCCTGGCCCGCAACCGCATTTGAAACCATTTGCTGTGCGTTTCGGGTTTGGGCGGCACTTGTGTTAATAGCTTGTGTATTCAAAGTCGCGAGAGTAGCTGCATCAAAACCCTGAGGTGTTTTCCCAGCAGCAAGAGACTGTAATTGAGTATTAAGCTCCTGCAGTGTAGCAGTTTGCGACACAAACCGATCTTTATAAACTTGCTGCAACATCTGAGACAAATTCGCTTCCTGAGACTGCGCTAACGTTTCCGCGCCCGATGGTCCACACATTCTATATCACCTCAAACTTCAACTCGTAATCTCCAACTGGGCAAGCCCGAGGTTTGAAACCAAGACTTACCATAAACTTAATTAGGCTCGGGTTCATGGAGTTAAAGATCACACCCTTGCCATCCTTGAGACCCCCAAACAAAACCGGGAGCCCAATCATCATAGCTTCAAGTAATCGCTCACGACTTACTTCCTCACGGGGTCCAAACTGGCAATGAAGCCGATACCAATCCTCTTCCTTTTCAACCTTCACGTACACGACTGGACCGATCTCGTCCTGCGCACAGAAAGCAATATGACCGGACCCAGTCAACCACCATTCCGACTGCTTCTGGTCCTGATGCCAAGTATCCGCTGCAGCCCACTCTCGAATCTGGTCCATATCTTCTTTCGTGGATGGAATGAACTTGATCATTTAGAGTAAACGCTCCAACGTGATGTAATAGGCATACATCCTGCCCGTGAACATAGGCGACACTGCCGCCGCTGCTGATCTGCGATTCCGAATCGGAGGAGGTATTTGCGATACGACTCCGAACACTGGCCCAGCAAGTTGCCATGCGCCAGAAGTTCCTGAAGTCATCGTAAACGTTTGGGACTGGAATCCATTATTAAAAATTTGATGCGATGCTCCGGCAATTTGCTGTCCGTTTACGCTACTGCCGCCATCTAGAGTCAATCCGCCACTAGCAGAATAAGTCGATAGATTGTTAATCATGTCGATCAAACAAACTACCGACTGCTGATAATGCGGATTTACTGTTACAGTCTGAGTTGTGCTCGAACTCCCAGAATTTCCTATGATGCCTTGATCATACACAAGCGTTCCGCCACTGAACTGCCATACACCTATAGTGGTGTAAGTATCTAGAGCCTGACTTGTTGGGACAAGGTTTCCGGTTACTTGGAGATTTGAGTTCCCAACACAGTTATTGCAAAGAAACCATTGGTTTCCTTCACCCAGATTTCCGTTCGGCCAAAGTAATTTCGTCAGGTTTCGATAAGTATTTCCCGCATTATCTGAAATACTGGTTGTTCCCCACCGCAACCCAACAACTAACGAATTCCCAGAAGATACATTTTGGGTGGAGGATACGACCGTGGTAAACGGCCCGTTTTGTGCTCCACCACCCGAAAAGTTAACGAAAGAAATAGCCATTGGTTACACGCTTTGATACGTCAATCCAAGATATTGCTTCGAGAAGTTTCCTTCAGTTGCGTCGAGGACGCCACCATTGGTGTTCTTAACCGCGAGACCCCATTGCTTCGGTAGACTCCCACCGAAAGCAGCCGCCACAGACATAAGTTTAGACGTATAGGCGGTCGTCGCGGTCGGAGTGTTCACCGAACCGAGAAAGACAAGATTCGGAGTTGCAGTTGGCGTAAATGCTACGTCTGTGCCCGTGGCGCCATCTGAATAAGTCGTGCCGTCGATGGAGCCGTATAGCCAGATATCTACAGTGCCCGCCGCAGTCGCGCCTGTCTTCACAACTAACTGGACAAAGGCATCGAGCAGCAAGTTTGTTGTATTCTCAACAAAGACGCTCTGCCGCCAAGACCCAGAACCCAAGCTTGCGAGTGTAATCGTTATGCCTGTCGCGGCTACAGAAATTTGTTCCTTCAAAGTCGCCATTTTCTTCTCCTTAAATCTCCATCACAGTCACGTATCCCAATTGTGTATCCGCTGCTGAAGTTGTGTTTATACTAAAGAAATCTCCGGCAGACATAAGAATGACCGACCCTGTATTGAGTGCATTTCCGCCCCCGGCACCGACGCCTAGGCTGGCTTTGATTAAGTTAGCCGTGGAAACAGAGCCGCCATTCGGCACCAAATTAAACTTAATGGTATCGGTACTTCCGGTAACATTTACGTAGCCAAAACCGGCATAACCACTCGTGCCGCTCAAACCTCCCGTTAAGACTACTCCCGTCTTGCCGCCGGGAACCGTATAGATGGTGTTATCTCCCACAATCCAGCTACCTGTTTTCTTAACGCTCTTTAAATTCGAAGACGTATCGAACTCCAAAACGGATATGTAAACTCCGATTGGTTGCTGGGTTGTATTGACAGCGAATGTGTCACCCGCTTCTAAAACCGGAATCGGGTTATTACTATTATTTAGGATTGTTACGGCAGCGTTTGCCAAGGAGGCGGGAAGAGGCGCGTAGGTGATGGTCGCCCCACCGGTAGTTATTACTTGATTGATGGCAGTGCTGACGCCGCTGTTATTGCTCAAAACACAGGTCATGAGAAATGCTCGACGACCCGTCGGGACGGTATAGATGGTCTGATTGGAGCCGGTCGTGGTCACCGTTTGGTGAACCACCGGCAGGGTCGGATTCACCAACGAGAGTCCGAAGGTTGCCGGACTAAAAGTTCCCCCTACTCCGAGAACTTTCAACGTATTCACTCTCAAATCGTCCTCAACACGGCTCATGTTTTTTCCTTTATACCAGTGTCATTGTCCACGAAATATCATGCACGCCATCGGAAACAACCACTATATCGTGCTCCTCAAGATTAAGAGCCGAAGTGTCCATTGATGCTGGTGAATCAGTTCGTGCAGCCGTCCCATCGTTATAACCAAAACTGACGGCCAAAGAACCTGCACTTGGATTGAATTGCAAAAAGAAATTCGTGCTAACACGATAAACGCCAGCGGGAGGGATGACATTACCAGGTAATCGTAAATTACCGCTTCGATTGCCAGTAATGAGAGTGCCAATAGAACTTGCGTCAGCAAGTGGAGGCATATCTGCCCCAACTAACGGACGAACAGTTAACGGTCCTGACCCATCAAATGCCGGACTAGCAAGAACTTGATTAGCAGTCTGATTCGGAGTAGTGATTGCGACGTTACCTGAACTATCCGGTGCAGTCGCACTCAACCAGCTAGGAACTGTCAAACGATTCATCCCATGAACCGTAAAATAATTCGTGCCGTCCGTAAAGATGCCGATATTCTGATTCTGGCCTAATGTCAGGTTTGAAGCCGCCCCATCGATGTTCAAACCGTTTCGAGCAACTGTCAAATTCGTCACATTGAGATTTTCAATCCAAATGAACCAAATATTGTTCGGAGAAGGGTTAGGCAACGTCAGGGTCAAACTCGACCCATTCATAGAAATCAATTTACCACCGTCTCCGAAGACAGCCGTATAGTTTGTCGTCTGAGAATTCACCCCGCCCGAGAAGCCTGAACCCGAGGAGGCTGCTCGAACCGTAAAGAAATTTGACCCATCGGTAAATACCAAACATCCCTGATTCTGAAACAATATCAGAGAACCGCCCCCATCGAGTGTCGCGCCATTAGGAGAAACAGTCAAAGGACCCGTGCCGATGTTCTCAATCGCGATCCACCAACCAGAATCCGTTAGAACGCCCACTATCGGCAATGGGTTAGGAAGTGTTAATGTTGCCGCAGATGAAGAATTAAACGAGAGAAGATTTCCTTCGTCATTCTGAACCGCTGTATAATTTGTTGTCTTAACCTTTACAAACCCTGTTGCAGGTCCGATCAATGCCCATTTAGAAGGGGCCGCAAACGCATCACTAAAAGTCTCTGAGAGACAAACAAAGATCGATCCACGAAATTCAACTACATCATAAGGCTCCCAACCTTGTAAAAAGCCTCCTGGAAACTCAAAAGCCATCCCGACATCTGAAGGTGTAGACCAGACGCCGGTACAAGCCATATTAGTAGTACCGCCTACCGCACTTTGACAATAACCAACCGAAGCGGCGCACCCAAAATGACCATCACCAAAAGCCACCCAAGAATTTCCGGTTGTGTCGGAAATAGAAGCTAGGTTGGCATTCGCGTTATTATCTCCGGTGATGCCGACAAAAACAAGAACACTACCAGCTTTAACCGGGTTCGAGAATGTTAAATGATTAGTTGTCTGACTATTGTTTGTTCCTGGAAAAGATGCCTGCACAGACTGATAATAAGGAAGCCAGGTTGCCGTCCCGCTATCTGCACTAGGTCCATAATCAGCGTGCGTAAACGCAAAAGTAAACTGAGTCGCGGTTGCACTAATAATTTGTGCCTGCGTTCCATTAAGAAAATTAGCACCGGCCAAACCACTTACAATGACCTGCGTTCCCGCAATAAAAGAGTTTCCACACAAACAAGTAACAACGTTGCTTACCACCTGAACAGAAGTTATAGAACCAGTCAAAGTAGAGAAATTGTTTCCAGCACCTCTAAACAATAACAGATTGGCTCCCCAGGGGAAGCCTGTTGTCGTCAAGGTCGCCGACAAAGTCCCAGCCGTAGGCAACGCCTTCAAAGCAACCGCTACGGTGGCTCCGCTTGTATAAAGCCTAATCCAAGTACTATCCAGATCGGTCTCACGTTGGCTTATAGCCAAAAACGCAAGATCATTTACAGCTAACGGAGTCAAAGGCCCGACTATTGGAAGCGTCCCACCAGGAGAAACGCTAGTATTCAATATCTGCCCATCGAATGCACCCACACCAGACCCTTGTGAAAGAGGGACAGTTGCGGGATTAAAAACTAAATTCTCTCCGATAATTGTCCAAGACCCTGAGTTTTGGTCAGGTCGTAATCCCACATTTGCTTTAGTCGCCGCATAAGTGCTAAGGTTTTGCACTACAACATCGTTTATGTTATAGGTAATGAATGATTGCCATGACCCTCGAAAGAAAAGATACGGATCAATATCCGGGGTCGAACTTGAAGAGATTGTATTCTTAACAATACTCTGAAACCCAGCATTATTCTGCGGATTAGCCGAAGGCGCAGTCGGCATAAGCGGCATAGACGCTACACGTGGGTTCTTATCCGTAGCCACTAACTGGGCATCATGTTGCAGATTTGGGGCGAGTGTGCCCCTAAAATATAGCGGCAACGATCCAAATGAAGGTGATGGCGCAGCCGCACTCTCATTCGGATTGATAGGCTCGGCCTCTACAGGAGTCCAAGAGGCTGGAACCTCATCCTCGGAGATGATAAAAGGATTTCGCTTCTCTTTTTGTGCCTCGGCCATTACTGTTCAACCACCAAACGTCCGTATATTGTGAGATCGTACAATTCATCGCCATTTGCTGTTGTGCCAAAATCAACTTTCAGTTGAAGATGTCGAGCAACAGCAATCCCACCATTGCCTGAGAAATAATATCGATTTGGACTGTATGTCGCAGCCGCGTTCGCTCCATAAACAGATGGTGGGTCCGCAACTGGTGTCCCAACAAAAGCCGTGAATGATCCTGAAATTTCATTAAGCAAATACGATACCGTTGGACGATAACTGATACCACTAAAATCACACTCAATGAACTTCAACAACGCTCGCTGACCTGGATGAGTAAGCATAATCCCACCCATTACGAAAAAGGCGTCGTATTGAGTCCCATTATCGGTGAAAACTGATAGACTACGCTTTAAAATCGAGTTCCCACCTATTGGCGACCCAACCAATAAAGCCTTCAGTCCCGGAGCATACTCTACACTCTGAACCATTTGAGTTCCGCCTGTGATAGCCGCAAATGGACTCCAAATTGGCTCAGGACCTTGAGGCCCACCCGGAACCTGTCGTGGGTTCACACGATACCACCCAGTTGAGCCATCCGCAACAAAGATACAATTATCAATACCATTCTGATGAACGGCAACATACCCAACGGACGGGCTCCATGTCGTATCCGAAGAACCAGAACTAGGTAAATTCGCGAATTGGTCCCCTAACGGGAAACCAAAATTGGCGATGTTCAAGCTCGGGCTCATGACCATGAACTCCTTATCGGCACTGAAAAAGAAAATTTCCCCCGCATACACATCCAAAAAGTTATAGCTCAACAACCCAATTCCTGGGCTCAATGTTACCGAATAGAACGATGAAGTCTGAGGTCCTCCACCAATTAATTCTACCGAGTCCACAGTGAAAGTTACCAACCCCACAGGAGTTCGCACTAAACGCACAACCTGCGCTAAAAATGGGAGTGTATATGCCGGAGGGAAAGCCTCCGCACCATTACCAACTATCGGTGTATCCAAACCTTTACTGAATGGCACATTCTGGCCCGAAACTCCCCAAATCTTCTGGAAGTTATACGCCATCGGCAAAAATGCCGAAAGTGGTGGATCATTAACATGATTAATAGGCGCCGATATCTGATTGTTTAAACCAGGAAACTGTGACGTTGCGACATCCGGCAAGAAATCCTGAAAGACCCAATCATACTTTACACCACCGATTACATACTTACCAGAACCAGCTTGCGCGGGCACGTTCGTGATCTCCGTCAATTCGAACATATTCGCGAAGCCGCCTCCATCTGCGTCTCGCCAAATCACAATCGTGTCGAATTGAGGATCGCTAGAGTAGTTGCCATAAATCGAGACAACAGCGCCCGCATTAGCCCCCGATAACGTAACTACTGGGGACGCAGTCGTTATGCAATTTGTCTCCGACCCAACCGGCGCTGGCAATGGTCCATTAAATGGCTGACCCGGAGGCGGAGTATTTGTTGGGATTCCACTTGTAGTTATCGAATAAAAATCTGTCAGAGATCGCGCTTTATATGAAATTGCCCACGTATGCGAACTCGACCACACCAATGCATTTTGCTTAAATGGCCCGTTGTCATACCAAACAGCCACATTATCCACAGTCTGGTTTGCGCCGACTACAGTGCTTGTATTCCATGTAGGCTGACTCGCTCCACTTAAACCAGATTGAACCACATACTCGATATTTGTATTGGTATCTTGAATATTAACCGATCCGAAAGATGTTTGACTAAATGGGGCACTAAACCCTGCAGTTGGAAGATACCACTGAGTACTTGCAGCCCAAGAAGTGGACTGACCAACATTCACCCATACAACCTGATTGTCCGGTGTTTGGAGGCCGTATGCAGAGCCCAAATTCTTCCACGTCACACCAGTATCGGTTGTGGTTGCGCCTTGCGCAGTTGCCCAAGCTGGATGACCACCATTCGTTGAAGTTCCTGTATTCTGAGCCTGCTGACGATTTGAATTCGTATCAATAATAATTGTGCTTTGGGCGTAAGCGTGATTCGATTGCCAATACCAACCCGCAGCCGCAAACGGATCACTACCCCCAGAAGTTCCGCTCTGGATACAGACCCAGAAACTTCCATTGCTATCAACAACCACACCAAAGCTGTTCGAGTTAGGAGAGGTCCAGGCTGTATAGCTAACCCCAGATTGCCAAGTCTTGTTAAGAGAAATCAATCTCCAGGTTATATCACTGCCATTCGCGTTCGCTGGTTCAGTTGTAGAGAACCCCAAATTTGTAGCCCATGAAATCGATCCAAAAGTAGAGCCGGTTGTGCCGCTAGTAGTATTTTCCTGCAGATAAATCGTAGCAGTAAGCGGTTGGCCCGGCTGCGGCACCGTAAAGGGTTCGATAACACGAACTTGATTCGGAACCGCCACCAAGACTTGACCAGGAATCCAATTCTGGAAAATCTTATTGATCTGGTTAATATTTCCTAGACAATACCACGCCGCAGTCTGAAACGTGAACACATTAGGTGGAATAACTGCTCCCGGAACATTTGTTATGGTACCGGGATCGGAAGCCGAAAAACCTGGACCGCTCGACGCAATGTTTACGTATATACAACCCGATACTTTGCTATAAACGGCTGCTGCGGTTGTGTTGGTACTAAAAAGTTGTGTCTCAGTCTCAATTGGCAAAAACGGTTGCCACTGAACAACTTTTCCAAGATTACGCCATGTAACTGTATTATCGGTTGTGCTTCCGCCTGGATTTTGGTTCCAGTTGGGGCCTCCAGCACTTGTCTTGCCCAAAACCCCTACAGTGCCTACGTTTGTTCCACCAGAGATAGAATGAATCTGTTGAATGTTGTTATTGGCATCTATTATTAGCCCCATTGTCGAAAACAAAGTGCTAACCTGCCATGACCCAGCGGCAGAACCAGAAGATGTTGCGACTGCAGCAGAGGCAATTGAAGGTGCGACTCCACCCCAATTCCAAAGTGAGACATCTACTCCGGTTGCATGAGATGTTAGATTCTGAGTGTTAAGGTTTGTGTTTAGTGGGGTCCACTTAAACGTATCCACACCATCGCCCATATACAAAATACCGGCTACAGCCTGAAAATAAGTTTGCTGCGCTCCAACGCCCTTTCCAAATAAAAGAGTTTTTGAACCATTCTGTTGATCCCAGTACACAGCGCCTGTAGAAAGAGCGGTCGCGGTATGGGTTTCAGCAATCGCATTCACGTTACCTAATGTCAGTGTGGTTGTAGTCGAGGCGCTACAGATAAAGGTTCCGTTATCGCCTGGATTCGTTACGAACCCGGCAATCTGAAACACCAAGCCCGCATAAGCGTTACTTCCACCATTGGGGAAGGTCCCGGTATAAACAGCAGTTGAGCCGGAAGAGTTCGCAACAGAAGTAATAGACAACGATCCCGTAGAACCTGTATCGATGATAACACGAATTGTGCTGTCAGTTAATTGAAAGGGAAACGCCCGCAAAGGCGCTGTTGGGTAGGTTGCGGTCGAGAACGTCACATGTCCAGGACGACGCTGCAACGTCAAGCGATTTGTAAGCTCGACGTTACGGCCCATCCATAACGCATCTGGACGACCGCCATAAAATCTTGCGGTATAGATGTCGGAAGGATCGTGAAGGACGTTTCTTTGAGTATAAAGACCCGTAAAAGCCCGATCAATAAAGATCGGAACATACTTCGGCTGCTTTTGGGGTTGAGCGTTATGCTGCTGTAGGAGGTTCATAACTTATCTATGTTCCTCCTTTAGATGGCGCATTTGACCGCCTAATCGGCAAGCATCTACAGAAGGTTTAATACCCAAATCTTTGAATACCTTACTCATTCGTTGGCAATGCTCTGGTGTATACTTCTTACCCTTCGCAGGATGACCATCGCGCTTCATACGAAGTTTTTGCGATTCGGACATTCTCTCCAATGTTTCGAAAGAGTAGGGATTCTTTTTGCCGCTATTCCATGCCGGAAGACCTAGTTTACCGCCGCCACCTGCTGCAAGATTGTACCCAATTGATCGATCCTGGGTTTGAAATTCAGAAATCAAGAATCGCTCATAATAATCAGCGTCTTCTTTTGAGTGAACAACAACCAATGCTTCAATCTCAAATGCATTCTCACCGTATTTTCGAATGGCGTTGTATAGAAAAGGCTTTCCAGTCTCCCCACTCTTAGCTCGCCAAATGTTTCTATAAAAATATGTCTCTAATTTAGTAAGTATGGTTTGACCTATGTACTTCTTTCCGTTCACTTTGTTCGTGATAACGTAAATGTACACTATATACCCCGCGCCTGGACTGCCTGCTGATCTTTCAGCGTTCCCAATAACTTCTCTCGATCTTGCTGCAAATATTGCTGCGCAAAGATATTCTTCTGGGTGTCGGACAGACCTTCTGACTTATTCAAAAAAGCTGCGACCCCGCGCTGTCGATAAATCTGTGCTCGCGCATCATCGACCGCTGCAAAAGCCTCACCCAAGAAGAGATTGTTATAGATATCACTATATGAATCTGGAATAGGAGACCACGCATCAGATAGAGCAGAGAATTGAGTAGGGAATAACTGATACGTCAAATTGATTACGTAAATTGCTTCTGGTACACCCATGAATCGAATCTTAAAATTTGTTCCGGGGGTAGAAGAAATCAAGGATACGGCTGTCGGGCGCTGTTGTGCTGAAGCTTTAGAAAGAGGATGGAAATTATAAACGTCCTTAATCTCCCAAATCCTACCATTAGAATCAGTCAATGATACTTTCTCCAAGAACCCCAGATTTGTGATGGCATATATATAATCTTGGGTTCCGGCTGTTGTAGATTGAGTTGAATCCTCACTTCTATTAAAAGCCCATGTTAACGGAGCCCCAAGTATCGAGTTCTTAATCATGGACGCAATTGAAACAGCAGGTTCACTTCCCGTCTGAGATGATACAGGTTGCCCGTAGATATACTGAGCCGTCCAATTTAAAGTCGTTTGAAGGGTGTTCGCCAATTTAGTGTACCAGTAAGACAGCAGGAATTGTCATAGCCTCGCTAAACAAAATCTGAGGCGTCGTAAGCGTATTTGAAATCAAACACTGAAACGCGGCCCCGTTCTCTGAAGCCGAAAGCGTTGGGGTGGTATAACTTGCACTCGTAGCCCCCACAATTGTCCAGAAACCATCAATCTCGGCTCCAGGTAATGGATGAAAACCAGATGCTAACGCAATGTCGTGATCTGTTGTTTGCCATTGGTATGCGAGCACGCCAGAGCCCACCACAACAACTGTAAACGTAGCTGTGGCGCCGATAGAGACAGATTGCCCTAGTGGCTGCTGAATAATCTGAAGAGGAGTTTCCAAACCTGGCATAAAATTTTACCTTGTTGGAGGAAAAGGCCACTGTGGGTTAAGACGTTGAGCTTGTCCTGTGCCCCAGCCCGTGATCCCTCGTCCCGGCACAAAACTATATTCTTCCTGCTCTCGGGCATCCTTAGCACGAAGTTCCATCAACCCCTTCAACCATAATCCCCATTCCTGAGCGAACTGAGCTTTAATCTTAGCTTCAGGAGCATATCGATAACACTGGGCGATAAAACCTTGACGGAAAAAAGGTTCGTACTCATCTGGCAACGGTGCCAACGTCTGTGCTAACGACGTAAACCGAACGGGGGCCTGCTGCCCCACAAGAACGAACTGCCATGTCACGCCTGTCTGAGCGGGAGCGGGCACAATTCTAAAACCCCAACCGCTTGGGTCCACAACGGTCCATTGGGTTGTAGCACCAGCGCCTGGAGTCGCAACGACCCCGGCTGCTGAAGAAGCAGGAGCAACTGGGGCGGTTGTACCCTCAGTTCCATATCCTGTGATGACCAAAAAATTCCCGTTTGCATCCCGAATCTGAGTAATAGGATTCGACGGCATTGAATTCGCTACTGATAACGGATTTATGTAGACTGCACCAGACACGGGATTGTTTCCGAAAGTACTGTTTCCAGAGTTACCTTGTCCCCAGGTTCCATAATATAGCATGTAGTTCGGATACCAATTCACCAAATACATAAGGGCATTAAAATTAGTGTTGAGATACATTGAGCCAGTTTGTTGTGGTAGGGATCGGCCCACCTCAACCTGTTTCCATGGCTTAGGCTCAGCCGTATTTGTAACGTTTACGCAGATACCACGCTCTAACCACGACAAATTCATAATGGATTGGCCGACGTTACCTAGAGTAGCGTCGCCGCCTGAAGCCGCAGGCAAATAGATTCCAGCATAATCCTGTTGAAATGAGTTTGTATAAAAAGGAGGAACCTTAAGTTCATTCCACTTCCAAGGAAAAGGAATAGCGCAGATGGCTGAAAAAACATCATTGGCTATTGTAAGGGCTGGTTGTGCGGTGGCTTGAGGGACGTTCAACTGCGGAGCCAGATGTCCGAAAGTTTGTGCGATATCTACAATGTCTTGAAGCTTTACTGTGGAGAGGGAGGACGCCATATTCCTTCCTTAAAAGAAATATCTCGATAGAAATTCCCGGCCTATCGAGATCAACCTGCCGGGCCAGTACAATGCTTAAGCGACTACTTCTGTTGTCGGAATGGACTGATCGTTCGTAAAATGTTGACCTTCTGGAGACTTCAAGAAAGCCATCACCTTGCTAACGTCCTTATCCTTCATCAAATCTAACAACTTTGTGGCAACATCGCGTTCCATGGTTGCGGGAGCGATAGGAGCTTCCGATGCTGTCATTGTATTGGTTGTAGGGAAAGCAGCTACCTCTTCCCAAGACAATTTTGTGTGGTTCGGAAAAATTCTACCGTCTCTAACAAGACTGGTATGTGTATCGCCTGGGTGCCACTTCATTTTGCAAATCTGACACATTCGCATTTCCGAGTGATCGACAAAGACGTGATGGATAATGGCGTAATCGTTTCGACCATCTGCCATTCCTCCCCATTTCTTGCCAGTACCCTTCTTATGCTTACATCGGCTCTGAATCGCCTTCAAATTTGCGTCGAACTCTCTTGCGTTCGCACGACGCTGTTTATCGCGTTGCGCAAAAGCAACCTGAGCACTTTTTTCTTTTTCTTCCAAACGAGCTTCGCGCTTTAGAACAAGTTCTAATAAAGCCGAAGTCTCATCTACTTTCTCAGTTGCTTCCGTCTCTTTGGCGGCAACAGTCTGAGCCAACTTTGTAACTGCCTGAAATAACTTCTCCAGGTCCTGCTGAGTAAATTCAGCCATAACTCACCTCACCGTTTTAATGTGTCGGGGCACTTAGGACTTCGGTGTTGAATCCAGCTTCCCATTTCTGAAAAGCCATAGAGTACGCCGATATATTCTACTTACGGGGCTCAAAACTGGTTTTCCGAAAATCTTGTGAGCCTTTTCCTCGGTCAAGATTCTTTCAGTGATCAGTCTTGATACAGCGGATCGCCATCCACGATAATCTAATCCGGCTGGCAAACCATGTCGGTCGAGTTTCAGCACGTCCCACTCGTACATACGTGGAACCTGGAGATAGGTAATGTAGACAAGCTGATCTGATCCAGGTCTAGCTGCCCACAACGCCACCGTCTGTGGCGGGAACCCATTATCGACAAAGAAACACTTAACTTCGTTATTACGGAGGGTAGTGATGAAATCAAACATAGAGATAGAATTCACCAATCGACCCTGGGGATTAGCCAAAATCTCTTGGTCCTGCATCTTATACTGTTGAACCATTGCATTTGATTTTTCTTTTTCGAACTGAAACGCTTCCTTAACAAATGCTTTGTAATCTTGCGGCCACTTCAACCAGTTTGGGGTACCGCCAGCAAGCATGTGTCGAATACTCGTACGAGTAGTCGTCATGTCATGAATATCCCGAATCGGATTCTCAACGGGAATCGTGAAGTTCTCGTACTCGTGTCCTGCTCTTTCCACTGTCATTGATTAGATTCCTTCCTTACGGATTAGGATTATGTTCGGGGAGGTCGGCAGACCTCCCCAAACGGATTCTTTACTGGATGGCAGGTACGCTGTCAATCCAACGAATACGCTGTGTATTCAAGCCTGTCGCTGGTGGCAATGTCACTGTCTGGTGGAACTTATAGGAGGCCCATCCACCGATTGTGCCTGTTGGATCGAACGCGGACTGTGGTGCGTCTGTTACGACGTAGCACTGAACTGTTCGCCAATCTCCCTCGTCAAGATCGGTATCGCCCGGAACTTCGAGCCACACACCAATCAAGGCGTAGTTGCCAAACACGTATGTACGATACGCTGTCTTACCAGTAGACTGGAAATTGGCGGTTGTCGTAACAAACGGTGTCTGACGCAGGATAATGTTTGTGCCTGGGAGTTCGATATCCTGTGTCTGGTCAGAACCAGCAATCTTGTCGAACTTCTCAATCTGTGCGAACTTCAACAAATCAACAATGGAGTCGTTAACTGTTGTCGCGTTGTAAATATCACCTAGCACGTTTGGTGATACTGCTCCCATGAACTTACCCTTCTTGCAAGGAAGCACGTTGTGGCTTACCAACTGCTGCTTCATTTCTCGAAGTGTTGCCAAATCGAGTACGAAAGGAGCCGATAGCAAACCGCTCTGGTTAACGTTAGAGTCAACCGAGTTTGCGGAATCAGCTACCGCGCTATAAAGTTCACTAATGGATTGACCGGCTTGATAGCCCAACTCAACTGCCGAGTTGCCCACCAACTCATCGATAGCCGCCGCAATCGCGAAGGCTGAAAAGTTTGTGTAGTCGTTCCACTCGCCCACCTGAGCAGGAGCGCTCAACTGAGTGATCAATTCCGGCGATCCTACAGTGCCGTCAGCACGCTGGGTTGTGTCCCCAGTTAGTGTGTTGTACTGGAAGAAGGTACGGTTAACGCCCATGTGCAAAGGCTGCACACGTCGTTCCGCGCACGCTACAAAGGCGTCCGTTTCGCCCTTTAAGTTAGGGATCAGTTCCTTATCGAACAAGATCGCTTGCGCGGTTAAAATATTACCGATATTTGCTGCTGACGGATTTGGTCCACCTGCTGGCATAAATCTACCTCGTCACTCCATGTCTTTTTGCGCGAACTTTAGGCTCGTCCGGCCAGTATCGCATTCATCTCAGTCCGAGATTTCGGGTCTGCGATCATGCGCTTAAATTTAGCTGGTTCCTTCTTAGCCATCTCAAGAATCGCCGCTTTTGTAAGTTTTCCGGTGGAAATCACTGGCTTTGTTCCCGATAGGGAGCCAGGGGCTATTCCCCCGTTAACTCCCGGTCTCGACGCTGGTAACTCAGGATTTACTGGTACAGCGGGAGGTGCCGGTGTGGCAGGCACTGCAGGAGGAGCAGGCACTACCACGGGCTCTTTTTCAATGATAAGTAATGTCTCACCGGGCTCTGGCGTTGGGTATGCCTCACCTTTAGTGATAACTACTTTTCTCATCTTAGAAGCGGATACTTCTGACGCCGGTAATGGATTGACCACAGGCGGAGTCGGTCTTACAGGCTCTTTCGGGATTACCGGAGCCAATTCGTTTTCCTTAGCCAAGAAAGCTAGTTCAAGATTATCGACCGTGTATTCGAGTTGATTATCCTCAAGATACTTGCCGATGATATCGGAATTAGCTTGGCAAGGATTAAAATCGTGAATATGGTGCTTCATGAAATCATAGGCAGTTGCCTTACCCTGGGCTTGGACTTCGGCTTCATGAGCCTTAAGTTCAGCTTTAGCAACTTCAGAACCAGAAATCTTTCGAGCAGCGGCAATGGCTTTTGCCTCATCAGAACTCTTCAAGTCCTTAATAGCTTGTGCCATTTCCTCATCTGTCAGCGGCTTGCTGATAGGAATCTCTGCCTGGTTCTTAAATGAAACCTTTTGGGTCTTCAGACGGTCAAACGCACGAACCGCTTGCGTGTAGGACTCATTGTTTTTGAGCAAAAGCCCACCCAAATCTGAAGTTTCAAAACGAGTAGGTCGGCCTACTGGCTTCCCTGCCTCATCCTTAACTTGAAAATTTTGAACTACCTTTGTAATGTTACCTTGATCATCGCGTGTCACGATGACACCTAGACGCTCGAAGATTTCCTTATACTTCGCGTCTTCGGTTTCCCACGGCTTCGGGACCGTTTCTGCCGCTTTTTTGACCGCTTCCTGTTCGGCTACAACTCGTGCGGCTTCAGCAGATACAGCGTCTACAGCAGCTTTTTCTGCCGCTTCTTTTGCTACTTGTTCTTTTGCGGTTATCTCTTCCGGGGTTACAACCGGATTATCAGGAGTCGCATTCAAAGCGGCATTAATTGCTGCCAACCCTTCTTCCGTTTTCATCAAACGTGTAAGGTCTTCGTTAGGCAGTTTATAAACATCCGCTTTAGTGCGTAAACCAGGCATTAACTTCAAAACTTCTTCAGGAGAGAAAGGAAGTTTCTCACCACGAAGTGCAGATTGCTGAGTTGACATGGGATTCTATTCCTTTGAATTGGATTCAACCAGATACGTTGGGATTGGATTTCCCGCACGCAATTGAGACTCGGCGTCTTGAAGTTCTCTACGAATACTTTCTTCTGTTACTTTTCTTTGAATAGATTCTAGTTGCGAATGAAATTCAACAGACTTCTTGACAGCCGAACAAAACTCATTCACAGTCCGGGACTGCAGATGAGCAAACGCTAACTTCTTTTCATAGCCTTCAGACATAGGATTAATACTGACTAATCGTGCATTGACCATGTCGCAAGACTTATGAAAAACCATAACGAGCACTTCCCAGCCGGGATGCTTTGATAATGCTGCCAGCATCTGCCGTTGCTGCGGGGTCAACTCGTCATATAACAAAGGTTCTGACATTGGGTACTCCGATTATTGGATTAGAGTTCGGTTGTGCTACCGAATCCAGTGTTAGCTGGTTCTCCGGTCTCTTCCGATTGAAGGGCGTGTTCAACAGCACCACGCATTACTTCGTTTTGGGCCTTACCCAGTTGTTCCTGGGCTTCTTTCTGTTGATCCTGCTGGAATTTCTGCTGCGACTGTGCTTGCTGTGCCTGAGCCTGCCGTGCTTGGATAGCGGCTGGCTGATTCTGCTTAGCCTGCTGCTTCTCTTCATCAGTCATCTTGACTAAGAAATTTTGACTGTACTTCCAGCCTGCGGCTTCCGCAAATGCCTTGAAAATAGCTACGGAATCCCACTTCATGTAGGCTTGAGCGAGACCTGTATTAAAAGCTGGCGCCGTCATCAACTGCACCATGATTGGCAAAAATTGCGTCATCTCTTTCTTAGCTCCAAGATGAGCCCCAGCTAATACCTCAAACTCAAGCTCTGCTTCTCGGAACTGAATATGATCGATCTTAAACTGTGGCCCTAATTCTTCACCAAGAACTCGCTTCAACACAGATGTTGGCAATAAATCATTGTTCAACTCATCCATAATCTGAAGCCACGGCTCAAAGACCTGGCGAATGAACCGACCCATAGGACTATCTAGACGGGAGGCATTAGCTTGGATAACGGCGGCGGCGCCGGTCCCCGAGCGAGCACCAGTAGACCTAGACCCAGAAGATGCGGCTCCTTGAACAAAATTCTCATTAGCACCCGAGGATGCTGCAGCCGAGGCTTGACTTTGGGCAATAGCCGCAAAGGCTTCTGAAGGTGGTCGAGGCATTTCTAAAAATCTGAAAGCCTTATCTACGTCTTCATCAACGTCAATAATGCCGCCGAGAGACCATCTCTGATTCTGCTGAAGAGTATTGAAACCCTTCTTTCTAACGGCAGGAGGTTGTAGACAAAAAGCCAACAAATCCAAAGAAAGGTTGGTTACACCTTGTTCAACCAATTGATCCGGTCCCAACAAAATGCCAAGACCCTGCCCATAGAAGCAATCAGGAATATTTCGCCAATTGGCGGAGAGGAACGGAATCTTTCCGTAAGGGTTGACTTCATTACGAATTAAAAGATTGTGTCCACTAAACGACAAAATCACGATAACACGATCATTATCCCAACGCTCTAGAATCTCAAGAGGTGTATCAAGCGGATTCGCACTCGTCTTGTAACTACGAGGCAAAGCATGCTGCAAATATCCATACATTCCTTCAGGAATTGTAAGGGTGATGTTATCTGGACCTGATGTAGGCTTACTCAAAAACAAATTCTTAAGCTCGGCCTCTGAAGGAATCTTATAGCCTTGAACCCCACGCAAATTATCCAAGTCATCGTAGGTCGCATAATCTCGATATACAACCCACTTTGCTTTACGAATGTCACCAACACGAGTTCCTGGGTCCACGAGAACAGTACGAATGTCACAATACTTAATCCAGGGATGTGACTCCACAATGTTGTCGATTACTACTTCAAAAGAATCTGACTCCGGCGTATCGACCATCTCGACTTGGCCGGTAGCAGGAATATATTGATGTTGCTCGCCCTTACGAACATAACGCTTTTGTTTGCGCTTGTATTCGGTATAACCCCACTTCATAATACAAGTTCCAAGAAGAGCCTGCTGCTCAACAGCACGTTCTGTCTCTTCCTCAAAATGCATTAGATCGAGTTGAGTTGTAAATAATGATCTCTTGGCGTCAACAGTAATCCTATCCGTTCCAGGACGTGGCCGAAGTTCAAACGGTGGCTTCTCATAGAAGATACCACCCATAATTTTCGGTACAATTGAACTGATATGATTCGAAACCGTAAACTTTGGAACGTTAGCTTGCGCAACCTGACCACCATCGAATGCCGAATTAGCAGCCGGTGACTGATAAATGGTGTCAGCAAGAGTCCAACCACTGGGCCACTGGTTTATGTTTAACCACTGATCTGCACGTTCCGCGTCCTTAATTACAAGCATGACCGCTTCGCGATCTTGGAACATGATCGTATCGGTCTCAGAGTCTGTAATCAGGCTATCGACAGTGATCTCGGAGGCGGGATCAATGAATTTCGCAGCCAAAGATGCATCAAGTTCACTGCTGCTTGCTTTTTCCAGTTCAGCCATTCTTTATCACACCCGAAATCCAGGACCCATTATTCGTCGCCCTGCATCGGTCATAGGACTCCGGCGCGAGTCCACTGATGACATGTTAGGTATCAACGAAGCCTGTTGTGGCTTCTGTGTTCCCCATCCACCAAATACCGATTTTTGCCAAGACTGTCGAGCCGCCGCTTGCCATAGCAACTCCACGCGCTTCTGCGTCATCTCAATCTCTTGTGGAGTCGGAATGTGTAGGGGCAAGAAATACCACAACATCGACATCGCGTCCGGGATATCGTCCTTACGTCCGCGATTCTTTCTCTCACCTGTATATGCAGTCAATTGGTCAAATGTTGGATCGATCCAATCAAGTTGCTTTTTAGCTACCCCAAAAACAAACTTCAACAAATCCGCGACCAACAAAATCTCAAGCTGCTTGATTCTGTTTCTCTTCGCATCCGGTTCTGGGTTTGGCTCTCTCCACCAAATTCGTGGCAAGAAATCTAAACGCTTATACCATTCCTGGAGTCGAAGCTCTAAAAGCTCTGCATTAACTGTTTTTTCAATGATGGTCTGGACTGGATTCCAATCCTTGTCCATCTGGGCAATCTGTTGTGCTAATTCGGAAGATGTCCACTTACCATGACGAATTTCAAGTATTTCTAGACCCCAACGACCATCAGCACGTTTAAATCTTCGAGAAGCGGCGCCAGCCGAATAATCACTCTGCTTATTCTTCGAGTAAGCAGTATCCCAGGCAATATAAATATTGCCTTCTTTGGCGGCTGCTGCGGGATGGATCGTAGCCCGACGAAGCTCATCCAAAATAAATGCAATCTTAAACTTGTCTTCCTCAGCCTCCATAGCGGGTTCGTTAAGCTGTTGGCAACGAAAAACCATCTCGTCTTCCGCCAACTTCTTTCGCAAATCCTGAAAAGCTGTTTTTGAAAGCTTAGGGAAGTTTAAAATCACCATCTCTTCCGTAATCTGTTTCAAAGGAACGATCTTAAACTGGTCTTTTACAACCCAGCAAGCTCGACAAAAATACTTCGCCGGGCTCACCGCCAACAACGCAATTCTATGTCCAAACCAATCATCAACTCGATAACGAGTTCCGATGTTATCAATAAAACCCCACGGCATCGGAATGTTGCCGGTAGTATTAATCTTTGAATTCAATAACGCCAGCGTCGGCTTTGGTGTGCCGGGAGTACAATTTTGTTCGTTAGTGCAATCATCACGCTTCAGCACGTCACAGTGAGCGCCCGCCTGACCTGACTCCATCGAAGAGATCGCAACACTCTTATCTTTTTGCCAGTGCTTACGCACGCGTAACAGCAACGGCGTATTATTCTCAGACGGCGCCTTCGAGAGGATGTAATCTGGAAACAACAGATGCAAATCCAGAGAAGTACTTTCCTCATTATGCGGCTGATAAAACAAGTAGTTCTTGATTTCCTTCATGAAGCCACGGGCCAACTCTTTCGTAGCCGTAACGATCATGATTCGAATATCAGGAGCATTCAACATCCACTGAATGCAATCGACACCATCGATAGTCGATTTGAAAAAACCTCGGGAGTCCAACAAGATCATTTCTTTTGTTGGGCGACCCTCACCATCGAATCGCTTCTGGGAATCAAAAGCATTCTGAACATCGGTCAGATTGTAACCTGAGTGATAAACACCATCAAAGTTCTTCTGCACGAACTGATCGCAAACTTGCTGATGTGTCTCCGCTACCCAATTCTTCTTAAGAACCGAAACCCCAAGCCAAAACAAATCCTTGCGGGCCTTATCACGTAAGCTCAACCACTCCACAAATGAAGACTCTTGACCTAGAATCTGAACTCTATAAGGAACGGGTATATGGTTATAGGTATCAGATTTTTTCTTACTTTTCTTTTTGCTGGCGCGACGGACTATCTCTTCCTCTTCATCCTCAGACTCTTCCTCAGATTCCGGTCCAAGCCATTCACGACCAACGAAAGTTTGCCCAAGATGATACCAATTAGCGGCCTCAGATAAGTGCCATGGATAGATACCATCTTCCTTACGCTTTAACCCCAAAACAAATTGGACCCATTCATCTGTAGGTCCGTATACTTTTCCTTGGCTTCCACGTATTTCAGGAGTAAGCGATAAGGCTTGGTTACCCGCATCCAACGCCTTCATACGATCCAGGAAGTTGTTCTCAAGCGTCTCGCGAACAATTACTTTCGCTTCTGTCTCAGTCAATTTAAAACCTAGACGCGCTGCTTCCTCGACTGATATGGACATTGGAACTCCGTTTATTGCTCTTCAGCTACCTTACGCTGTTGAGCGTTCCAATCCAAAGACTTGCTCATTTCATCCTTTGGCGTGGCTGATTTCTTTGGTGCTGCCATCTTATAGGATGCGTTTGAAAACTCATTACGCAATCCCGATGGTACAGGAGTCGGGGAGGTCTTACCGGGTCTATCCGCGACTTCTTGTACTCGCTTTACATCTTCTAATATATCTGGCATCACTAGCTCCCTGGCCGGATATCCTCCCGATCCTTTTCTCCAAGAACCGGAATGGCTTCGTATCCGTGACTGCCTTTGAAGATAGCCACAATTCCGCCTGGCTCAACTCGGGCCTTACTCTCAATGGTTCCGTAAAGCATTCTATAAAGCTCTTTCAAAACCGACCCGTGAACGCCAACAACGGTAGGGATTCCATTATCATCTCCAACGTGAATAGTCTTCATCAAAACTGGATCGACGCGCTCTCGAAAACCTCTAACGGTTTCCCCGCCAGGGATCATAACCTCAGGATGCTCGTTATACCATTTGATCGCTTTCAAATTCTCTTTCGACTTCGGCTTCCCAGAAAAATCCCCGGTGTTTAAAGATTCAAGATCATTAAGAACAACAATCTTCATCTTTTTAGCTTTAGCCAACGGCGCCAAAGTCTCGATCACGCGCTTTCTATCACTGCCGTAGATTCGACCGAGGTCTTTGCTTTTAAAAAATTGCACTATTTCCTGAGCCTGCTTTTTACCCTCATCGTTGAGAGGTATGTCCAGGTCTCCACGAAAAACATTCTCATCGTTTAGATCGGTTTCCCCGTGACGAACGAAATAAGATACTGGTCGAATATAATGGGTTGACTTCATTGCTTTCCGATAAGGTCGATATCTACCCCGTAATGGGGCTCCGCTGTGCTAACTAAGCGATAGTTACCGCTGTCATCTTTGATGATGTAGACAGGGACATCGTAATAAACTTCATCACTCAACTCAAACCCGCTAATGTCCACTTTGAACTTGTATCCAGATTGGACAAAGATTGGGCTCGCCCCACGAACCATAAGCATGAAGGAATGCTCTGGTCCGAAACTATCTTTCATCTCTTGGTCAGTGATTGTTGCTGGTAGCGGTGACCCTGGACGATTCAAGAACGCCGCAAACTTATCGATTGGCTCAATACCCATACCGATATTCAAGGGCACTGGTATAAAACCATCATTGTTATCGTCTTGAAACCCATAAATTACGATTCCAATGATCTTATGTGTATTCACAGACACAACAGCAGAACCTGATGATCCACCAGCACCGAAAATCTGTGCTATAAACACATCGGTAGATTTGTCATCCGTGGGTGCTATAACTCCACTTGAAATTTTGCCTTCGCTCAACTGTTTCGCGATACCAACTGCAAAGTTTACATTGATGACGGCATCCCCAATGCGCTCCCCATCTATTGTCCCCATTGGAATCACAGGGTAAACTTTATCCGTTTTCATCTCGAAGACAGCAAGGTCGGCGTTCTTATCTAACTCCGATTTAATGACAGTTACCTTTGTCTCGGGACCGCCGATATCTTCTGCTACCGCAAAATAATCAGCTTTGGGGTCGGCACAGTGTCCTGCCCCAATCAAATGGTAACCACCACCAATCTTCTCATAAGCTTCAGTTGTACAAATGAACTGCTCTTGCTTACCGCGATGTTCATATAAAGCAAACGTTGCTTTATATACATCGCCTTCAAAACCTTTTGGTGGTTGAATGCTAACCTGACGATCCGCACGGAGTCCAAGAGAAAGCACCAACATCAATGCGATAGCATACTTGACAAGTTTCATGTTCTTATCCGCGATCCCTCTTAACAGAGCATAAGCAATCGCCCGCCGTTCCCTAAGGGACCCTCTGTTCGGCGTTACTGCGAATCTGGATATTTTTGATAAGTAAAAGCATGTCCGGCCAACAACGCATAAAATGCGTAGACCGTGTTCACAACCCCAGGACCGAGATCATGCCCGGTCTTGAAATGGTAAACAACGATTGCACCTTGACACATCGTGGCAAGGATCAAGTGAAACCGATTAGTTAAAGCGTCGAGAATCTTGTTTAGTGTTTCCATGACTTCATCGTGTGAGCAAAATTTGCCATCTTACGCACGTGCTCATTCTTTGAATTACGTGCGGCTTCCAGCTTCGCAGCCGGAATCTTCTCGCCCTCGGCAACACCCAAAGCTCGATGCAAACCACCCTTACGAAGTTTATGAAGCGCTCGATATAGCGATGGATTCTTTACTCGTGCCATATTATGCTCCTGTAGGCCGTGGCCCCGACATCCCGGCTTTCTGGGCTATGTCATCAGGAATACCATGTTCACCCAAGTCAGCAGACGCCTCTTCCTCATCTGGCATACTTGTGTGCTGCATCATACCGTCCATCATGCCATCATGGTCTGCAACGCCGTACTCTTTAGAGGAGCCGTCTTCATGATCGTGGCGTACGGTGTGGCTACCATCTTCATGATGACGAACAGTTGTAGTATGATGCCCACTCGTCTTGTGGTGCTTTAACTTCTTCTTTTCTTCTGCCATGCCGATCTCCTAAACTTCAGATTCCTTGCCTTTGTGCTCTTTTGGTTGATCCACAAAAGCGCAACATCCACGTTCGATATGGACGATCCCCAATCCTGTTTTTTGATCTTTTTCAACTTTTGGGTCGGCGATCACGGCGGGATGATTACAACGACCTTTTCCATCTACATCCCGAAAAATCTCACCGGCTTTTTGACCTTTCAAAAACGAGCAATCTTCACAATGATAGGGTCCGTGTTCTTCATAACCGGAAAGAGAGGTTCCTTGCCACAAACCCCCAACCTCATTAATAAGTCGCTTCAGCCGCCCAATAATTTTTAACCAACTCTTTTTCTCAGCCATTAACTCTTCCGCATCGCCATCTTATATGACGCCCGAGAATACTCATGATTCTGGTAAGGAGATTGGTGTGTCGGAACCAGAGTCGGCCCTTCAGGAGCAGGAGAAGTAGGAATAACTAATTCCCCTTTTTGCAACTCAAAAATTCCGTCTTCAGGAACAACACCGCCATCGTGCATTTTCTTCACGTGTTCGGGTAGACCCTTTTCAGAAGTGGACGCAAAATCATGGAGTTGCGTATGCGTCATCTTCTTCAGACCCTTATTGCGTTCGTAAAGGTCTTCCGGGTGATGTTCCGCAATCGCCATCGCTATCCGTTGTGCTTTAGACTCCGCTGGCATGGGGAACCTTATCCAGATGCTCAATAAACTTTGTAGTTAGACTTTCCACGGCTGTCTTAGTATCATCAAGACGCTGACTATAACCAGAAACCTGTGTATCCAGGTTTCGAATATCTGACTGCATCGCGATCAGCGCTTCAGTATGTTCTTGCAATGTGGCTGTAAGATGAGGGAAATGATTCGTTGTAAGCGCCATGATAATTCTGCGCGGCGCCATAATCCAAGTCCAGACTTTTATACCAAAATGATAAACTCCAGCTAAAGCACTTCCAATGCTAGTGAATATCGTAGCCCATTTAATTAGTTCATGAACAAGTGTAGGAGGAGCAACCATAGAAATCAAACCTGAGTAGTGTGTCGTTGGAGGTACTTTATAGCACCACTCAAGATATCCACGCTCTCACAAAACAAACCTAATGCCGTGTTACAATTCTTACACAACAAATCTCGATTCTTACCCGTTGCGTGATTATGGTCTATATGAGGAACGACCATTGGCTTAAAACAAATGGCACAAAGACCTTTCTGTGCGTCTATTCGAGCTTCAAACTCCTCTTGAGTTATTCCATACTTTCGCTTCCGAGTAGCAGATATAAACCGAAGAGGATTTCCCTCGTATCGTTGATGATCACGTTCTGATCGGCGCTTTCGCGCATCATTTTGCTTTTCGCAATACTCAGGGTGGCCGTTCCTGTAGTTTCTGTGATACTTATTAACTTCAGGTTGGTGCTCTTTTTGCCAACGTTTATCGTAGGCAAGTTTCTCTTCTTTTGTTCTCATTTCGATTCTCCCATAAAGAATCGAGAAGGGAGTTATGGGCTCCCTTCTAGAATGCTCCGGTTATGACGGATGCTAACCCTGAATTCCACAGGAGGATTGTCGGGCTGCTGGGGTCGCTTAATAATCAGCGTACCGCCAAGGTCAGCCACGATCTCTTATTGCCAATATATAAATGGAATGACAGCCGAGCCAGCCGCCAACTGAAACTGAATAAAAACCACATCCCCACCCTGACATCGAATGGTACCGTTGGAGTTTAAGTTAGTGCCGGGTAAATCAGCAGAAGTAGGGTCTTGCTCTCCTGGGTGAAATACTCTTATAACACTCTGCTGGTTTGTTGTTTTATTAACTAAAGAAACCCACAAATCACCGAGCGCATTCAAAGGATCAGTTAAAACAGTTGGCGCCGGACCACCTGCTGTTGTTCCCCCATAATTAGGGTGAATAATCCCACTTGAGGTTTCCGAACCAAAAGCTGCTACATTTAAAGGCGTAGTACTAACAGGAAGATTTCTAGCCCACCCGTAAAATACATTACCGCCTGGGACACTGTTTGAAATAAACCCAGCCGACCCTGGAATACCTTGTGGACCGACAGGTCCGGTTGGCCCCGCAGGACCTTGTGGTCCGACAACGCCTATGGTTACATCAAACTCTTCAACCTTCTCAAAAGGGTCCTGTGTGCTTACTTCAAGTAAATACGTAGCCGCACTCAAACCGTTTGGAAGGGTGGCGACAAACTGAGTATCCGAAAACGAGGTCACTGTTATTGCCGAACCATTAAACCGAACCTGCGGCGCCTGAGATTGTGGGCTGAAGCCACTACCTGAAACCGTGATCTGAGTCATGGACGAGTTCACGACAGCGTTATCAATTATCGGATTGTTCACTTTATCTCCTTAAGAAAATGTGGGGCGGTTTCTAGAGCCGCCCCGAACTCTTTCAACTTTGAGTTAATCGCCTAGAATAACGAACTCATTCAAAGTTGCTGCATTTGCAGCATTAGCTGTACCGAAGGTTACACCGACCACCAAACCGCTTACTGATTGCGTAGCCGTATTCACCCAAGAAATGGGATTTGTCGTAGCTGCAGCAGCAGCCCATGCCGGAACTGCCGGAAGATTATTCGACATCCCGATACCCATAGCGGTCTGCTGACCGGAAACAATTGCACCCGCAAAATTTCCGGCTGTAACCACAGTCAAGCCACCGATAACTACGTGTGCTTCCAAGAACCAAGAAGCCGTAGATGCAGTAGCCTGGGCTTGGGCGACAGAGACAACTGTAGTGTAAAGCGGAGTTGTCAAAGTTCCGGTATTAACCGACATTGTAATTGTTGGGGTGATCGTAACTGCACCAGTTGTAACCGTTCCTGAAGCGATAAACCGAAGGCGAGTACCGTTTGTCGCGGCAAAATACTGCGATCCAGGTAAGTTCAATTGACCTGTTGCGTTTGTTAATGTTGGGGTGCTAGGCGCAACACCAAAATTTGTACCTAGCAACCGAGGAAAAAACACCTGCCCG